TTCTCTAAGGGAGAGTAATCGTCATTGACGGTAAACCGGGGGNTGCCATGCCTCGGAGTATCTTCCTGATCAAGGTAGTCTTTCTCTGCTGAGGCAAGGGCCGTAGCATCGGAAACATTGCGCTGGTCGGCTTCTTGCTTGACGGCTTTTCGGTCATACTCCGCCCATTGATCTCCACCAAGGTGATAGATGAGGACCTCGTCTTTTGACGTTGGCTCCCCATTCTCATCTGTTGGGATCGCAAACATGAATGTTCCGACTGTCGTGTGAAACTCGGGAAGACCGTTCTTGTTCCTGGTGATCTTGTTGATCGTGGTTCCGTCCGGCAGGAGCTGCAAGATTATTTGTTCCTGGCCTTCCTGAATCTGGTTGAACATCTGGGCATGTTCCTCCGTCAAACCGAGAAACCTTCCGTTCTGAGCGTTCAGGATGTTCTCTTCAACGGAGTTTAAAAAGGAACCGTCAAGGTTAAATCCTCCGACGTGAAACTGATCCATCTTCATTTCGTTCAAGACGGTGGGAGCTGCGATGTTCTGTGCAACCTGGGCAAGTTCCTGGCCGGTCCACCGATTTTGGTTGAGCTCATCGCCGATGTAACGATTGGCATAGACTTTCTGCCTGAAGGCGGCAAGGGCCTGCTCCATGCCTTCGTCATTATCTTTCAAGGCTGATTTGATGAGCTTGATTCCGTCGTCAAACTCCGGCTCTGTTATGGGGTCCTTGGAAATCGTAGAGAGGTAATCATCATAGGTGTTTTTGTTGATGTAGCCATTTGTCAAAAGCTGCAAAAGCATGTTCTTCTGTTCAGCCTTCGGTCCGTGCTGCTCCCAGTCTTCCATAACCTTGTTAAGAGCAGTCTTTGCATAAGCGGCCATTTCGGGATCGGGTTCTTTGTCCCTTCGGGTTTGTACGGCAATCATCCAATTACGCCAGTTCATACGGGATTTGCCCATGAATCCGGTTTCTTTCTCTAAGAGTTGGTCCATATCTGATAACGGCTTTTCGTTGGCGAGAATTTCCGCAGCAAGGGAATACGCCTTATCATTCGCCTGCGTATCAAGCTGAATCCTCCCATTCTCCCGGTCGGTGTGAATGGTCTTGATCTCATTTCGTAGTGCTATGCGCATGTCGTTCGAGAGCTTCTCGTTTCCGTTCATGGCATACTCAAGGGCCGCACTGACACCGTCCTTATCCATGATCTGCAAGGCGTTGGCTTTGGCGGCGTTGTAATTGACCTTCGCGATTGACTCAAAACTCAGCTTGTATGCCGTCTCAGGATCGATGACCCCACTTCCATTGGCAGATTCGACAAGCTTCTTGATTTTTGCAATTGATTCATCGCTTCCGTCCTTTGCAAGTTCGTCAATTTGCTCGGAAAGCGAAGTCAGTTCTTGTGCCCGGTACTTCTGATCAACAAGCCCGTTCATGGTTGACTGGTAGCTAGTCGATGCGTTCTGCCACCAATTTTTCATGACATACTGGATCTCCGACGGCTGTTGCCCGATCATGTCGGTAATCTGTTCCTGCCGTTCGGTCCATGCCTGTTGTATCTGTCCATACGGCAGTTTCTCCGCGTCACGAGAGAAAGAATCAAGGCCGAGTTTTATCTGGCTCTGGAGTTTCGTCGCTTCATATTCGACTCGTGGAGCATCAACCCTTTGCCATGCCTGCATCCCCGTTGCAGCTGTTCCCATTGCCTTTAAGATGGCATCAAACGCATTCGGCATTCCTTTCCTCCCGCTACTTAGGACTTACGCCAGTCAGAACCGAAGAACCAATCGCCAACACTTGTTGGTGATCCCCATCCCAAATACTGTTGGCCGAATGATGTTACCGACGCCGAGGTCTGCAAGCCACTCTGTAGACCGCTAAGTCCTGCGGTTACTACAGACCATGCATTCGTTTGGTCGTATACGGATTGCAACTGGTTTTTGATTCCCTCTGAGGCAAACTCATAGCCTTTCAGGGCCGCCTCTTTGCCCATGTCTGCCTGTTCGATTGCGTACCCATACGACTGCTGTGCCTTCTGCATCCCGAGGTCAAGCTGCTCCTGTGCAAGTTCCGTCTGCTTTTGAGCGCTTTCGAGGCCCATGTTGAGTTGTGTTTTGTTTTGGTCATATCCGAAAGAAACGTCTTCCTTGGCATCGGCGATCGTTTTGTTGGCTTTGGTTCTGGAGGAACCGCCACGGACGCCAAAGGCACCAAGGGCAGCTTGATTTTCCAGGTTCTTGTTATCGATGTTCTCATCTGCACGTAACCTGTTATGATCAAGGGTGGAGAGGTTGAGGTCGTAGGATTGCTGCGCCTGATCCCAGGAAAATTCGATTTGCTCTTTGTTTAGGTCGTATTCTTCCTGGGCATTGGATAGGGCATCGCTGGCTTGATGCCTATATAGTCCTTCGTCACCGTAAAGCTGTAGGCCCTGTTTCTTATTAAAGGCAGCCTGCTTCTTTGCAAGTTCAGCCTGTTTTTTTGCTGCCTGTCTTGCTTTGTGATTGTTGTAAAGCTGGCTACCAATTCCGGCAATAGCGGAAGCGGCGGTAAGAGCGGCAATAAGAAAACCTTGCTGAATACATACGGCAACGCTTGTGAAATCAATTCCCATTGCCTCGGCGACCATGTGCTGCACTATGACAGGCTCTATCATCATTCGTCCCCCATGGTTGCGTCGATTTGGATTGAGTGAATATGCAGCGGTTTATCTCCGATTGCCTCTATCTCAAGCTGCACGAGATCACTGTGAGCACAGTCAAGCGGAAGCTCTACATTTCCGGAAAACAGGTTTTCACTTTCCCACGTTTCCCATCGCCCGGTATTGGCACGGGCCCTGAGTGCCTTTGATTCAAATACTCTGACAATCACCCGGTTGATTCTCCGAAGAGCACCAAGGCCGGGCCCTAGTGCGGTTCCCATTTCAAGAGGAAGTGTTTTCACCCTGGAGGTGAATGTTTTCCCGCTCTGGTAACAATAGAGGTAGACCGGTTTCCCGTCGTAACCTGCCCAGGTTGCGATCTCTTCGGCCGATCCAATGAGGAGGCCGTTTGCATCGGTATCCCTTTGGCCGATGTACTGGCCTTCCGGGAGGTAGACTTCCATGGTTTGACGTTCCGGTAATCTGTCGCCGGTAACCGAGTATCCGGTTGAAGGATCATGATCAATGCGAAGGAAGCCCCCGCAATCACCGTACACCCTCCGCTCAAAGAGCACGTCTTTGAGCCCCTGTGACCGGTTCCCTGGGTAATTCAGGTTGTCCATGGGAATGACTTCGACGTTCCAGTCTCCGTCTCGCTCAATAGCGATATAGAGGTCCTGGCCGTAGCTTTTCACCCAGCCGACATGCTCGGCGAGGATTTGCCATGCAGCAACGCCGGTATTCTGACACTCGGTCAAACACCAAAGCCGACGCTCCCGATCAATAAAGACCAGGTACCGATGGCTTCCGTATTCAATCGTCTCGATCTGGATGATATCCGTGTTGTCGATAAGCTCTGCCATGCTCTGGGATTGGAATTCCCCGGCCGATGAATACACGATCCTGACAAGCCGTCTATCCTTTGCAAGGATGATCGAGGAACCGAACACAATGGCAAGGTCGGCCCCGATCCCGCTGATTTTCTGCATCATCAGTCCGCCAAGGTCGTCGGTGAAGTAGGGGTATCCACTGGTGAGCATCCACTCGCTTTTGTCTGTTCCGATATACACGTCCCCACCGAAGGCAACGATCCACCTGGGATGCTCGAATCCGTAGAAATCGGGAATAAGCTCAAGGTGTCCGTCGGAATCAAAATCAAGATAGATGTACGCGACACTCATGTAGACCGTTCCCCAGGTGCGGTTTACCGCGATCATTCGTGCCTGATAGATTGTGCTGATCTCCTGGCTGGTCTTTTCTGCAAGGGCCCAGGTCTCAAGGTCCAGTACATGACTGGCCCCCGGTGTCCACAGGTGAATATTCTGTGCGTACAGGGATTCAAGATCGTTGTTGAATTTCCCCGAATCAAGAAGAGGCTTTCCAGCCTCAAGACTCTCACTTGCCACACTCTGTATGGTTCGATTGGTCATGTTCTGTACATTGAGCTGGCGTGGTGCATCATTGATCCATGCAAGGTGCAGCGTTTCTGTTCCAGTAATCCGCTTGTCAAAGGTGGTAAAGGCAGGAACCGCTTCACGGTCTGACGGAAACACCCCGAGCCCTCGCCTTGCATAGATGGTCCCCTCCCGGCGCCGAATTCCACCATCGGGGAGGACGACAAAGCCGGTAAGTTCTGACACCGCCTTTGTCTGGTCGATTCTGGGAACCATCCGAGGAGAGACAATCCCACGGGTAAAATCTGTCACAAGGATTCTCTGGCGGCTCATTGAATATCACTCCAGAGTTCTACCGCCTCATCCTCGGCCGGAGAAAGCATGCCGTCAAAGGCCTTGGTCTTTTCAAGCATGACCATGTATTCCTGGCCGAGCGCGGAGGCAAGATTGAAATTGTCCGATATCTTTGGGCCGATCTGGCTTCCCAGACGACAAGCAACCGCCTGGGCAAAGGTCACCGGGAACGAGGTAACAAGTACGGGAATATCAAGCCCCTTCTCATCATCATGCGCTATCTCAACCATTGATCTGGTGTAGATGAGCACTGCCGCCTCATCCCCGGTGTAAAGCCGTCCGTCCTCTATCTCGTACTGCCCCTTACTGCGGAGCTGCCTTGGAAAGAGACAGTCCGCAGGGAGCCGGTACATATATCCATAATCTGTCTGGTTCTCACCCTCATCGTCCGTTCTCAAAGCCTCCCGCTTACGCGCAAACTGCCAGTCTTCCTCAAGGGTCACCTCATCGGCGACAGGTTTGAGAAAGAGCCTGCAAAGGTCGGCAACATAGGTGTCGATCGTGAGGCTCGTTAATTTCGATTCATTCATCCGAGTCAAGGCAATGTTGATGAGTTCCAGCGCAGTCATGGCGGTCCCTTACGCTCCAGTGCCGCCGACCCTCGCCGCAGCAAGGGCAGCCTCAGCCCTGCCGATCTCATCTTTCAGTTTATCCACGCCCCAACGGGAGAGGGTGGAAGGTGGCCCGATACCCAGTTCGGATGCACGGGCGATGAGCTTCTCCTTTTCCGGATCACTGTTTTCGGGTTTCTCTTTCGCCTTTTCCTTCGGCGCTTCGAGTACCTTAAAGCGCCGTTTCGGCGGAGTCTTGTCGTCGGGATAATCATAGACGACCCCTTCGCGCCAGATGCGCCCCAGGTGATAGGTGTATACCAGGCATTCTACTTTCATCATTGCACCTCCTATCGTTTCAGCCCGGCGGTGATTTTCCCCGCGGTCATGGGACCATCTGCTACGGGGTAATTCAGCCGCATGTGCTTCTTTGCCCCGGCAGGTACGTTGATCTTCAAGGGATTCGCCCCAAGGCCAAGCTCGGAAAGCGCAAAGGCCCTGGAGGGCACAAGGTCTTTCCAGGTGCTCCCGTCATCGGAATGCTGGAGATTGATCTGTAGACTCGCATCTCCGGCAGCAGCAAAGGCCTCGGTTACCTGCGTCCAGAGGGTAACCGGCTCGCCCGTGCCAAGATCATCGACCTCGAAGGTGAGCGAGTTTGTGCTCACGGCAGTTGCCGTGATAGCCTGGTTCTCGCTGAACATCAGTCGTTTATCAAGAATCATTTGTGTAAACCTCCTTATGCCGCAGTCTCGGTGACAACGTCTTCCTCGGAAGAAATTGCCTCAACGAGTCGAATGGGAACACCACGGAAGGTCGTAACGGTTTTGCCGAAGACTTCCGCAGAGCCATAGGCGACATTGCTCTTGTCCTTTGCGAGAATGTCGAACATGGTGAACATGTCGAGGTTCGCATAGATAACAGCACCACGGCCGCGTTTGGGCATCCTGTTGAGTGCGGCAATCATGAAGTTGTCGAACTTCACGAACTTTTCCGAATCATCGAAAACCGGAATATTGGCAACCCGCTGTATCGCACGATAATCGCGGATCATGATTCCCATGTCCCAGGTGAAGTGCGACCGGTAAATCTGCCGTTCTCCTTCCGCCGTGGTTTCCGTATCCTCCCCGAGGTCCTTTACATCAAGACCGGCCTTGCTGCCCCTGGGATAGAATCCGTGAAACGAGCCGACATCGTGCTGCACCATCCAAAGGCTGGTAACACCTTCGTTTACACCGGTGCCGCCTGCATTGGTTACGTTCGGCATGCCGTAAGCGTTGAACCGAACAGCAAGACCGTTGAACGATGCGGGATCGATCGCCCTGGCGCCGTAGATGAATGCGGTTGCCATCTGGATTCCAAGTCCCTGGATAAAGGCCTTGTCCTCCTGCTTCCGGAACGCCGCAGGATTGCCGGAAAGATGGGCAAGCTTTTTGTCCACCTTGGAGTAGGCTTCAAGCATTCCCACGTCCTCGGTTATCTGACGAACAGCACTGGAGGTGCTCTTGGTGTATCCACCAATCGAACGCCAGGAACCTTCCGGCAAGGTCTTACGAATAGACGACACATGAGTCGTTACGTTGTTGGCTTCAACAAACCGAAGGTCTTCGAGAATTTCGTTGGTCTCTTCGAGTACCTCGGCGATCTCCGCCTGCTTGCCTTTGGGGTCCATTCGCTTTGCAAGCTCGACAAGCGTAAGCTCGCTTTTCTGGGGTATAGTAGGCATAATCCCTCCCGTTATGAGTCAAAATTTGTGTTGGGATACCAGTCGGCGCCTTCGTCACGACCACCTCCATGGGATGAGCCGAACAGCGTGTCTTCCCCGATCTTCTCCGCAATGGAAAGAAACGCGCCGACCATCACCGGGTCGTCACCAAGTCCGCTTGAGTCAAGGTACTCACCGAGCTCCTTGCTCCCGACTGCCTCATACGCACGATGAGCCTTCGTGACAATCTCCTCGAAGTTGTCCCCGTATTTCTCCACGAGGGCTCCGATCTTCTGCTTCTTCTCATCAAGCTTCTTTTGCGCCTCAGCCTTCGCGTTTTCGTCGGCTTTGGTGGTGATGCTGTTGAGATCGGCAATGGAGTGTTCGAGTAGCTTCGCTGCCTGGGCCTTCGATAGTCCAAGCTCGTGCGCCATGTTGCGGAAGTCGGCAAGTTCACTCTTGTCTATGGTTTCCGGGATACTCACACCGGAAAAATCGTATCCTTCCGGTGTCTCCGGTCTGCCGAGTTTGCCGTAAAACTTCTTCCATCCTTCCGCGTCTTGTTCTCCCGGCAGCTCAACCAGCTTGTCGGCTTTCCCCGCATAATCGAGATACGCTTTCGCCAGTTCATCGGGTTTCGTAAAACCGGACAGGCGATCGTCTTTCTGCAGGTCTCCTGAAAGCTGATACATCCACCTGGGAAGGTCCGAAGTCGTTGTCTGTTGCGCTTGCTGCGTCTGCTGCTGTTCTCCGGTCCCTTCGACGCCAGCATTCCCACCGGCACCGTTATCGTTGTTCGGATTGTCCCCATTCGTCTGAGGGTCCATAATGTCGCTCATGAAAAGTCCTCCCGTTCACCGATCTTCCGGTGAGTCTGTAAGTCATAGGGCGCAAGCTTGAGAAATTGCGCCACCAGTGTTTCTGCATTGGCCTCATGCAGTATTCCCATCTGCTCAAGCAGTCTGACTGCAAAGTTGCGAAGGGCCTGCGCGGCTTCGTCCTTCGTCGCATCGAAAAAGCCCAGGTCGGTGAGGATGTAGAGCAGTGCCGTTTTCCCTTCCTGGGTGGAAAAGGTCCTTCGGTAGGTCTCTCTGATACGCTCTGCTTCCGGTGAAACCGGCTCTCCCCATCTGATCACGCCGCACCTCCATTTCCGCCTTTCAGGGCATCACGGAGTTGGTTACCGATTTCCTCCATAGGCGAGTCCGGCGGGGCTTGTTTATCCATGGGGTACTTGTCGATAAGCTGCTGTGCCTGCTGCTGTTGCATGGCCGCAGCCTGTTGCACCGCTCGTTGCTGCCTGATCTTCTGCACATCCCGAAGGTCGACAATGGCCTTCTGCGGCATGCCATAGGCGTGGAGTATTTCCATTGTCAGCTGATCCCAGTTGATGAGGTCAGCTACTTGCGGGTTGATCTGCATAATGGGGGAAACGGCTTCGAGGCTCTGCTGGGCGCCTTGTTTGACATGAAATCTCTTTTGTGCCTGTGCAAGCGGCCCCAGGTAATCGATTTCGATTCCGCCGTTTGTCTTGTACATGGCCTCGGCAAACTCCGGCGGAGGAGGGGGAAGCCGTTTGCCCTTCATTGCAATGTCAAAGGTTATGTCGATGATGGGGTCGAGAAACTCACTGCTGATTCGGCCGATCACCGTACCGAGTACCGCCGCTTTCTCCGACTGCCGCTCCATTACCTCGGTTGCCGTCATCTCCTTCGGTGCCTGTTCGAGCATGAGGAAAAAGTCGGTCATGAAGTGCTTCTCGATGATCTGCTGCATGTGTTGTTCACGATCAAGGCCGACCTGGAACTGCATACCGGGATTAAGGGCAACAGGAAGCTCATTCGGGTTCTGATAATAGTTGAGTCCCCGAGGAACCCAGTTAACCTTTCCCCGCATCTTCTCAGGAACAGCGAGGGGAGGATCAACGGCCATCTGACTTTGTTTGAGCATGTCCCGGCTCAGCCTGTTCAGCCGTTTCACATCAACAAGCGCATCATAGCCGGGACCCCGGCCGTACACCTCATCGGAGTTTGTCGACCAGCGCCACACCACATACGGAAGCCGCTCGTATCCCCGTTCCCTGATCTTATGGTTGCTTCCGCCTTCCACATAGGCAGAGGCAAACTTCATGTCACGATTGCCTTTCTTTCTGGGATTGCGCTTCTTCCGAGGGTAAACCGCGTGGATGATCTCCACCCGCTCATAGGGACTGCGTTCACAGAGGTTCTGCACGCCATCCGATAACGCCTCACGGCCGAACTCTTCTTCGAGTTCCTTTGCCGTTGGGAAGAATCGGCGGAACACGGTGTCGATGTACCCGAAGCGGTCCTCGGCAATGTAGATTTCCTTCGGATGCCTGCATGAGTAATTGGCCATTCGGCGGCCGATGTCCTCCTGCACGTAAATGGTAGCGGTTCCTATACTGCCGCCGTCGCGGAAGTACTCCACGATTTCCTCGTAGAAGTTGGACCGGTTAAACTCGTCATAGATGAGGTTCTCAACGATCTCAAGCCACTGCCTGGCCCCACGTATCTGGAGTAGTTCATCTTGTGTCGGCCTGAGTTTGAACCACCGAGTTGCCGGTGATACGAGATAGCCGACAAGTCCGTTTGCAAGGAGGTTGAGAGCGGAGATCGGGGTGCCGTCATAGATGAGCCCGCCTGAACGGGAAGCGCGGCCCTTGTTGTCCGTCCATACGCTTCGACGGGGAAAGATTTGTTCGGTTATCTCCTGGTACTCATCTTCCCACGTGGATCGTTCCTGCTTGAGCTGTTCGAAGGTTTGGATGATCTCTTGTGCGCTCTTTTCCTCAGCCATGCCAGCCTCTTACCACACCCGCTCCGCGCTGTTTTCCCGGTCCTGCCTGATTTTTTCCTGAAGCTTTTCATAGAGAAAGTTTTTCTGCCGCTGAGGGTTGAGATCGGAGAGGTCGTACTCTTTCACGGCCTTTTTGAATGTCTCTTCCGAAGCGTCACCGTATACCTGTTCCAGGATGCTTCCCATCTGCTCGTTGGTAACACCCTCATCATCTCCGCTTTTAAGCTGCCGTCGTTCCTGCCAGGTGTAACCACCGCCAGCATCACCGCTCTGTTTGTCATAGGCGTTGTCTGCCACAACTCCCTCGTTCCATCGCCTGCGAAGCGCATTGATCGGCATAATCCCTCCCAGTGCCACCAAAAGGGCACAAAAAAAGGCGGCAAAGTACCTGCGCCGACACCTTTTACAGTGTCAACTCAGGTACTTCGCCGCCTGTGGTATTCAGGTAGACGACCGGCATACGGCCGGATCGCGACGGTTTCCCGCCCTTATGTTATGAAAGATTCTATCTCAAAGCTCTTCCTTTGACAAGGGGCCGTTCGTTCGTTTTCTGTTTCCTCGCTTTCTCCCGTGCCAGCTTCGCAGCCCTGAACTTATCCTGCTCCATGTTTGCCCAGATCACCACGCACATGATCACGGCAAATACAATGCTCGCCGGGATCAATGCCTTCCCATACGCATACAGAAAGTACCACTCATCATCGTGAAAGAACCTGATCGGGAAATAGAGCTGTTGGCCCAGGAAGAAAAAGGCTCCACCATACTTTCGTTTCCACGCCAGGAGTGCCGAGATCACCAGGTAGGCCACAATCTCAAAGGTTGGGCCTGCTCCCATTTCGACGTATCCCTGCCATGGCGTGTCCGGATATCCGTCATGACTTACATAGGTCCAGCCATAAAAATAGGTTCTGTAGCCTATGAGGTTACCGATGGCCCAATGGCCAAACTCATGAATAGGCGCAAGGATGAGGAGCACCCCGCACACATATCCGAACGCGATCCACAATCCGTATTTGATCTTTTTGTCTAATGGTTTTTGCATATCCATATCTTATACCTCCCGGAATTCCCGGATCAAGCATTCCTCTGCTTTTCTTTCGTCGCCTTGTCGATCGACTTTACCTGTCCGTCGTGGAGCGTGAACGAGAGCATGATCTCCCCGTATGAGAGGCTTCCCAGTTCAGATAGGAGCCACTGGATCGATCGTTTGACCTTTGGGTCTTTACAGTCTATCGAGAGGATCGTACTCATCCAGCACCTCCTTATCGTTCTTTCGTATGAGAATGTTGTTGCTGCTTTCCCGTTGCGCATACCAGGCTCCCATGGCAACGCTGATCACAAGATCGTCGTGGTCACTCTCTCGCCATGCTTCATACGTGTCGTTTCCGCTCTGCGTGATCTTCACCCGGAAGTTTTCGATCTCATGCATGAACTCTGCAAGGCAACCGATACCGGAAGCGATTTTCAATCGGCCGGTCTCAAAGAGTCCCTGCAATGCCGCAACAAGAAAACGTTTTGGAATATGGAATCCTCCGTTCTGCTCTGAGATACTGTTGCCGCCGGTAATGATGATCGGTATCGGCAAAAGCAGGTCTTCCCGCATCATTTCAACCACCGGCAGGCCCACGCCCGTTGCATCCACCAACAGCGCCGTTGTTTGGTCATTCTCAAGGGCTGTGACGATCTTCTTGACCTCGCGGACAACATCCGGATATTTCATCTTCATGCGTTCCAAGTACCGCAGATAGTAGTAATAGGTCAGAAGCCTATCCCCGCTTGTTGCCTTCCACTCCGCCGGGATGTTTGGTCCCGTCGTCCACTGTTCGCGTGTTTGTGTCACGCTGATTGCGGTAAAGTCAAACTGCTGGCCAAGGTCAACAGATACAATGTTTCGGATCAATTATTCCCCTCCCATGTCCCTAAAAGTGAAGCGCCGGTACGTCTTTCTCGATAATCGGCGCAAAGCTTATGGCCGGTGTATCGTTGATAATCGCCGCCCGTACATCTTCCATATTGAAAACCGAATCAATCGGGTCCATGAACTCTCCGCCGTATTCCTGGCGGTACCACCATTCGCCCATCTCTTCCAGCTCCTCTTCGAGAAACTCAACACTATGCCGGGGCGAATAGCAGGCCTTTATCCCTTCTTTCCGCCTCAGCTGTACGTAAACCTGTTCGTTGGGAAACCGTCCGAGAATGTCCTGACCGACGACCTCGATCTTCGTCCAGCGTTTACTTCTGGACCACGCATCATAGAACACACCACGTTTTCCAAAAGGCGTGGTCATGAGTACCAGCTCTGTATCTGCTCCGGACATCATAGGCCTGATTGCTTTGTACAGCTCATCCGGGATTCGACTCGCCTCATCAATGATGATCAAGGTCGGGCCGCTCAAGCCTCGGATCGTCTTCTCACTTCCCGGAAGCGCCACGATCCTGGAACGGTTCTTAAACTCCTTGGTCAGCTGGTTGTCTTCCTCGCTTGCCGGAGGAAAGCTCTTGTCCAGTGCAATGAAGTCCTCTACCTTGCGCATCAGCTCCTTGCTCTGCCGCAGAGCAGGGGACACCAGGATGATGAGGCTCCCTGAGAAGAACTTCGCCTTGTGTGCCGCCTTTGCAGCTATGACCGTGCTTTTGCCCGCCTGTCGGCAGCAATTCAAAAGCAGTCTGCGAAGCGACTGATCAAGGGCCCAATCCTGCCACAGGAACGGCGTAAACCCGAGAGATCGGAGGTATTGCCTTGGAGCGAGTGTCGCCCGAAGGCTTTCAGTTAACGTCTGCCGGAGCATCCCCGGCGGTAAAGGCACTGGCAATTTTCTCCCTCACTTCTGGGTAGTCTTTTGTCACTTGCAGGATGGTCGTCTGAATCTCTTTCCATTCAGATGTTTGGGTGATGTTCACCGTCACGTCCTGCAGCTCTCCTTGCAGCCTCGCGATAAGCTCAAGCTGCTTGTTCAGGGTATTGGCCGTATCGAGGATCAGCTTTCGGGGATCCGCGATTTTGTAGTTGATCTCGGTAACGTTCTTCCCCGTTCCCTCAATCTCTGCGATCACATCCGAGAGCTTTCGCTTTTCCTTTTGCAGCTTCCCCTCATCATCGTACTCGGTCAGCACAACGGAGATGTCTTCCCCCCGAGGGCCGAGGTCATACTTGCCTGGATCGTCCGGGTCCTGTAGGTACGCATGGCAGGCGTCAAGAACCATCCATGCCCGTTGGGTGATCCGCTTTAAGGTGTTCCAGATACTCTCCGCACCCCGAAGGTCCTCCTGGAACTCCTCAAGATCATCAACCGATTTTGTAAGCAATTCACTTCGTTTCGTCGCAATTGCCTTGAAACTGCCTTCAAAGCTGTCTCGAAACCGGGCAATTGCACCGCGACTGACACCGAATTGCTCGCTAATGTGGGACACCGGTACTTTATTCAAGAGCATTTGCTCTATTTCGTGCCGCTGTGGATGTGTTTCAATGGCAAGCTTACGTCCCATTACCGGCCCTCATCTTCCTCTCCGGCTTTACCCGCCGCTTTTTCTTCGTCAGATTCTCTATGATGCTCGCAAACAGCTTTGCTCCTTCCTCCCGCTCAACGAACCGCTCCCCGATCATCCGCTGATCACTCTCAAGCTGCCGGGCAGGGGGCACATACGAAGGCGCAAGGGCCATGTGCGTTTCCTTCACGATCGCAAGGTCACAGGGACGGCCAAACTTCGTCGAGTAGCTTTCCGTGATCTCCTGGTACAGCCGCTTAAGATACTCACCCGAAAACTGCTTGCTATCGAGCCAGTCGACAAGCGCTCCCGCGTGGATCGGCGAGAGCTTGCCGTAGTACTGCTGCAACATCGCCATAAACGTTTTCGTGTTCCACTGCATACGCTTAGCCTCCCACCGCCTGCTTGCTCTTTCCTCTCACCCCGTAGGGATCAAGCGCTTCCCACATCCTCACACCTTCCAGCTCGTCGGCCGTGACCTTCAGCTGCTCGGCAACCCGGTCCCAGATTCCAGAGGCGTTGAGGGTGGAGGGAACAAAGGGCTGATCTCGGTAGAACCGATCCGCCGAATTCTTTAGCCGCCACAGTTCCCCGATCATCCGCTCGGCACACCCCGCAGGGTCTTCCGGTGAGGCGCGTGAGCATTTCTCGATGATCCCGTGGATCGCCTTGCCTTCCTTGCCCCAGTTCGTGAAGTCCCCGGCGACCGATAGGAAAGCCCCCTTGATCGAGTGGTACAGCGGGTCAGTGGGTTCATTTGAACCCGTTTGCCTTTTGACCTTGCGCTTCTTCGGTGCCTGGCATTCAAGCTCAAGAACCGGTTCGATGTCAGGTTCCGGCTTAGGTTCCGAATCGGGTGGGGGAAGTGGGGAGCTTTCCGGCTCCGGCTCTTCTGCCGGTTTTGTCGCCTCTCCCGGCTCAGGCTGAGGCTCTGCCGATGCTACCGAAGGTATCTTAGTATTATCTTTACTTAACTTCTCTTTACTTAACTTAGGCGGTACGAAATGAGAGTGGTCGTTTACCGGTATTGTATCGGTATCATACTCCTCTCGTATCGGTACGGTATCGGTATGATATGCATGTGATACCGTACCGATATCATTACGATATTCCTCTATGCGGTAGATTCTTTCGCCATCTTTCGGGTATTTACTTGTCGATGGCTTCTGTATGGTCTGGTAGAGTGTCCAATGAGGATGTTTCACATAGACCTCATCACCCGACCTGTAGGCTTCTACCAGTCCCGCGACAAGAATCTCGTTGAGGTCATTTACCAGCTGTTCTTTCGTGTAGCTCCTGTCAACCGGGTTGATCAATGAGGGCCACATGACGAGGGATACCTTCAGGTACCCCTCATCATCGGACTGTGAAATCAGAAACACATACACCTTGAACGCCGATGTTGATAAACACTGCGCTTGTTCATTGCTCCAAATTGACGGGTCGATCATTCTGCGTCGTGCCATGGTAATTCGTCCTTAAAAGGGTATATCGTCATCGAAATCCTGCGGTCCTGCCGATCCTGGAGGAGGCGGGTACCCGCTGTTAGGCGGTGGCCCCTGCTGGTAGCCTTGCTGCCGGTTCTGCTGCCGAGGTTGCTGGGAATAGCTGTCCCGTCGGTTCTCTGGCGCTCCCTGATAGGAATAGTCTCCATACTGTTGGTTCTGCGATTGCCCCTGCTGGTTATTCTGACCGGCGGGCTTTCCCCCGATCAGCTGTACATCCTGGGCAAAGAAAGCAACCCTGCTTCGCTTCTGGCCGTTATCTTCCCACCGCTCCTGCCGCAGCTGTCCCGAAACAACCACCTGCTGACCTTTGGTGAGATACTGAGCAAGTGCTTCCGCCCGTTTTCCGAATAGGGTGAAGTCGAAATAGCTGACTTCATCCTGCCAGTTATCCCGTACCTTCCTGCTATAATTCGACGCAATGCTGAACTTGCACAGCTGCGTTCCACCGTTTGTGTATCGAAATTCCGCATCACGGGTCACTCGTCCGACTGCCGTGAAACTGGTAATATCGTTTGCCATACTCCCCCCCTAAATAACATTGAAAAAGTCACGCTGCTTCTGTGTGAGCCGTTCAAACCGGCTCTTGTAGTAGGCAGCGATATCCTCGATCTCTTCTGTTCTGAACTTGGCCCCTGAGCGGGCCTTTTCATAAAGCTTCCGGTAGGCCTCCTCTCCATGCACATCGAGAAAGTAACTGGTCAGTGGCTCTGCATCCCGGTTGTGGTAGAGGTTCTCTCCTGCCGTCTGGCAATAGGCATTCATCTCATCCCAGCGGGTAGCGTAGAATCTTCGTGAGAATAAGTGTGAACAGGTCAGGTTCCTTATACAGTTACTTGTCACTGAACGGTTCCCATCCCGTTGTCGTATGTAGAGACTGAACCACCGATCTGCCGCATCTACGGCCTTTTGCCGTCGTGTCTTCTGCCGTCGTACCGGTTTTGCTCTCTGTTTTGTCCCTTTTGTTGTTTTTCCCATGGTGTTATTTCCGTCTTAGTCCTCGATGAGGTTGATTCCCATTTCCGCCGCTATCTGGTGGATCGCTTCGATAAGGATTGCCGCATCCTCCGTACTGCAATCAGACTCACTGATCCCTTGCGGTTTTCCCCATAGGTCGTGTATGGGTTCCCCGTTCTCATCCTCAAGGATCGGGTATCCCATGGTAAGCGCGAACTGTTTTGCGTACTTCTTCACGTCCTCAAAGGGCTGGCCGGTATCAACGGATATCTGTTGACAGTGGCCGTTGATATGATGGTTCTGGCTGTTCTCTCCTGTGGTCCTCGGCCGCTTGGGAGTGTCGATCTTGAGTGAGTAATAAGGGGAAGGGGACTTGCGTTCTGTTTCCTGGTACCTGAAAAGGTGTACAAGGTACTCATGGAATACCTCGCCAACACGGAAGGAAACGACTCCCGGCTCTCCTGTTTTCACCCGTTCGGCTGCTGGAATGACAATTGCTCTTTGGCTCATATCATACCAAGTATACTTTGCTGCATAGATGAAACTTCACTGCTATTTATAGCCTTTACATTGTGTGTTACAATTTGCGGGTTCAAAATATGTGGAGGCTTAACAATGAATCCTACTTGTCCTCGTTGCAAAAGTGATCTTGGATTTGATCGACAGCCAGCTCCGCCCGTTAAGAGTGACGGACGCTCTATTTCTCCAGAAATGGACCTGGTGTTTTGTCGTAACTGCGGGTATGTCATAACGGCGCTTATTCCTTATGACCTTCAGCTCGCAATTGATGAACATCTGAAATAATTTCATCGTCGCCTAAGGCAATCGTGATGAATGCATGGCTGATATCTCCACGGTAAGTCACTGTAGAATCTATCCCGGCGTCATGTAACGACTTGCAGATATAGTTGATAATCTCCGATTTTGCCTCACTATGCTCTTTAGCTGAACGTTTCAACTGAACAGCCGCATCTTCTATTTTCATAGTCTCTTTTACCTCCTAAACATGGGATTCGCGTTTTCAAAGTTGCGGTGTATGACGATCATTCAATCAGTATTAGGATTCTTAACTTCGGTGACTTCAAAGTCGGCGATGCCTTTCATCCCTTTATAAAAACGCCAATGCTCTTCACAGAGTTCTTTTCCTTTCTTGGAACTTTTCCCGAAAGCCGGTTTACCGCAAATCCCCATTGTGTGATTGGCTTTATCCCACTCTTCATATTCACAAACACCACCGACGGTGTCGTATTGAATCATATTGCTCATTCTTCTTTCCCCGGTTTTATCTTTGCGTACCGCTGTTTGATCAGCCGAGCGGTCGCGATCGCAATCCACTGCTGTTCCCAGACCGGAAGGTCAAAGGAACCGATCTTCTTGTCCTCCCCACAGATCGAGTACTTCCCGGTTTTCTTCAGGTGCACCACTCGACGCTTTGCAATCGGCAGTCCGAAGGTCTCTTCAAGGGCTATCTTGTAGGCTGCCAGCTGGTGACCGTGCCAGAGCTCATGTGCTCCGCTCTTGATATCAAGGAGCCAATACTCGCCGTTGATCACGGCAACCCGATCCGGGATTCCCCCGTATTCCATCACTTTGCTGCCGATCGGAAGCTCGATGATCACAAACTCGCTCACCCCGATATCTGCCTTGAAGGCCTGCCAGGCTTTGAGATAGGGAACAATTTCCGATGGTGGGAACTGTGCAAGGGTAAGGTGTCCTCTGTCGATTGCCTCCGTTCCCTGGTGGACCATCTCCCCGCGAGAGGTACCCGATGGCTTGTACCACCGGGTATCAATGAACCCCTCACTTTTGAGGATGCTTGTCACACTGGAAACTTTCTTGCCGTCAACGCGGTAGGTGTGTTCATCAGGGGCAAAGTCTATGTTTATTCGTGCCTCAAGTGTCATGGTCTCATGTCCTGGCACTGACGGTCTTTTCCGCGTAGACCTTGATACCGGGAATATTGGTATCAGCCTTTAGAGCCTTCACCACCTGGCGGATTTTCTTCTCATCCGGAACCATGTATTCAAGAGGAATCTTAGCCTTGTCTTCGATCTCGAAGGTCCAGTTATCC